ATATGAACAGAGGTTAGAATGTTGAATGATAAAATTAACAATGACCAGATTTATGACCTAGCAGAGCAGGGTTTTTCTCTAATCCCACTGGGCTCAAAGTTCATTCCGATACCAGATTTTACGCTTCAAAATCGATTCGGCGGCGACATAGAAAAAGCTAACGAAGCGTGGCCCAAAACGCCGCTTTGCAGTTGGAAAAAATACCAAACTAACCCGCCTAGCAATTCCCAAATTGACCACTGGCTTTCTCAGTACCCTAGCGCAAACTGGGGAATCATAACGGGGCCCCAGGTTGTTGTTATTGATGCTGATAGCCAAGAGGCATGTGACTATCTAGATAGCGGCGTAGTGACTCGCACACCGTGGCAAGTTAAAACTTCAAAAGGCAAACATTACTACTACCAGACTAACCCAAAATTAGAATTAAAAAATTCTGTTAATGAAAAAACCAAGATAGATTTCCGCGGCCATGGGGGTTATGTAGTTGCTCCTGGCAGCATTCATGCGAGCGGCCATAAGTATCATTGGGAAGCGTGCCCCAGTGGTTTTGATGTAGATTGTATAGCTGATTTGCCAATGCTGAATGAGCAAGATTTATCGATCATAAACGGATATAACGTAGAGAATAATGGGGGCGATTGCTTTTTTGATGCTACAAAGATAACTCAGAAGGCAACGGGTGAGCCCGTAGCTCTTGGTGGTAGAGATAATGCCGCAGCTAGTTTGGTTGGCCAATACATTCAGCAAGGGCAATCAATGCAGGAAATGATGCCGCGTTTAGTTGCGTGGAACGCTACTAACATTCCACCCATGGATGATCTTAACAAACCCGTAGCAAGCATTATCTATAAACACGTAACCGATAACCCCACCTCTATTGTTTCTGCTCTAACGGGGATGGTGGAGCCAGCGGCAAGGTATGGGAATACTAGAGCAGTTATTGAAGAATATTTGGCGATGGCTACTAGGACGGCTTTTGAGTTACAAGCAGAAACGAGCACACCAAAGCGCAAAAGCAAAATCCTACGGATAGATGATTGGGCCAAAATCCCACCTACTCCATGGGTAATAGAGGGCTATCTAGTAGAAAGAAATATGGCATGTATTTACGGGCCAACGTTTACCGGAAAATCTTATTTGGCTTTAGATATATCGTTACATATAGCGCATGGGATACCGTGGCATGGGCTTGATATCATAAAACCGGGGCCGGTTCTCTATGTATGCGGCGAAGGGGTTTTTGGCTTAAGAAAGCGCGTAGCAGCTTGGCGAGAGAGCCATCAGATTGAAGATTATACGCATCTATACCCAACAGATGGGCCTATTAGTTTTACGGACCCACAGATAATAGGCGGGTTTATACAGGATTTAAACGATCTAATAGAGGACGTAGGAAACCCCTCTTTGATAGTGATTGATACCCTAGCTAGAAACTTTGGGGGCGGTGATGAGAACTCAAGTAAAGATATGGGTTTATTTGTTAATACCTTAGACCAGATCAAAGACAAAACAGATGCTTGTGTAATTATTGTCCACCATACGACTAAGGCCGATCCAACTGTTATTCGGGGATCAGGGGCTTTCCCCTCTTCTTTAGATACCTCTTTACAAGTCTCTAGCTCAAAGACAGACGACGGTAAAAACGCTCTACGTGTTGTTATGGATAAGCAGAAAGACGTGCCTATATGGGCCCCTCGCGTCTTTGCCTTTGCCCCTCAAGATGTCGTAGCAGAGGATGGTAGTTTTGAAGAGACAGCTATTCTAAAAATAATCAAAGATCCGCAGACTGACAAAGACAACCAAGAACGTTTATTGCGCCAAATGCAGAAAAGAAAACCAGGTGGTGATGCTCAAAAAATGGTCTTAGAAACCATCCAAGAGGTTGCTAGGGAGATCATAAAGAACAAAGGCGAAGGGGCCCCATTACTTTTAGATGCTAAAGACTTTACGGCTAGATTAGCAGCAAAAGGAGTAAAAACTAACCATATGAGTAGGCCTAGAGAGACAGCCCGCAAAAAAGGGTGGGTGTGTAACGAAATTAAAGACGAAAACGGAAACTTACACACGTGGGATATAAACCCAGAAATTTTAAGTTTATGATTTATAACGATAAACACACCTTACACAGGTGTTACACAGGAGGTACACAGAAAAAAGGTGTGTAATGCGTTACACACAAACACACGTTACACACCCCCCTATAGAATAGGGGGTGTATGTGTGTAGTGTAACTGTTCAGAAAACAAGCAGATAATTAAAGTTTAAAAAATCATCAAAAGGATATAAAAAATGAATGACTTAATCGCACAAGAAATAATCAATAAGAAGAGAGAAGAGACAGACAGAATTCTAACAAAATTAGTCCAAATGTTTACCGGGGTAGAGTGTTCAATATTTTATCTATCAGCAGACAGCAATCATTTGGTTGTTATCGGCAATAGGTCTAAATATATACAAGGCCCGTTGTATCAAATAAATGGTAATAACGGGTGCGCATTTGATAAATGGTTGAGAGCGGGTAGTGGCTATCAGCAGTGGGCATTCAACAGCAGGGAAAAGGCTGCGTTGGAATTTTGTGAGCGATGGGTGGAATGGGGCATGGCCGGGCAGCAATCGGCAGAGCAGCGGTTAGAGGAGCTAGAAAGGCGGTATCCTGACGAGCCGGTTTGTGAAAATCCGGAAGATGCTTCCTATTAGCAAAAAACTACAGTAACAAAAAAAAGAGGATCCAAGTGATGGTTAAAAAAAGAACAGTAACATTAGGAATCGATCCGGGGCTCAAAGGAAGCCTTGTAGCGGTCGATTCTTGCACAGGTGAATTTGTGGAGTGTCACAATATGCCAACAACACACAAACCATACGGTATGGGTAAAGGTCAAATATTGAGCACACTTGGGCTAGCGCGTATTATCAAAAATTTGGACCCTGATTTTGTGGCATTGGAAGTGGTGGCCAGTCGTCCCGGTCAGGGTGTGACTTCGATGTTCAATTTTGGCTGTAATTTTTATGGGATCGTGGGCGTGATTGCTGCGCTAGATATTAAATACAAGCTGGTTACCCCAAAACAATGGCAATCGATCTATGCGCGAAAAAGTGTCTGGTCTAAAGCGGAAAGTATTCGACTTGCAAAATTGGCTTTGCCGGGGTTGCCGGTTGAGGGGCCCCGAGGGGGTGCGCTAGATGGCGTTAGCGATGCGGGATTGATAGCGTTATGGGGATTCAAAGAGGGCAGAAAGTAATGGATAGCAACGATAATACGATTAGCAGCCGGGAGAGCGACAGAGAGCGGATTAAAATAGAAACGGAAGCCTACCTACAGGGTAATAAAATAACGCATGGCGAGCCTCTAAGGCCGGTTCTCGATGATAAGCTGATTAAAGCTATGGGCTACAAAAAGAGCAATGATTGTGAGGATAATGCTGCTCACTTTATGGGCGAACCATGCAAAATTTGCGGCGGGCGGCGACGATATAAAAAGAGCCATGTTTGTGTTTGCTGCGCGTCAACAAAAGCAAAGCAAAGAAAAGCGAGGGCTAAAAATGCGTGATAACGGTATGCGAGAATCGACAATTCAGCTAATGGAACAGTGGGCAATCGCAACTAGGCAGGGCGACGTTTTTTTAGAAATCAAACGGCCAGCTATGACAGCTATTGCGACAAAGGGCGGAGCGACTGCAAATATTACCGCGGTTGATGAAAATACTATTGATTCGGCAATGGCTGTTTTAGCGAGAGAGTATCCGCCGGCGGCAGAGTTGATTATTGATGTTTTTATCTATGGCCATAACAATTCTGAAATTGCAAAAAATAGGAGCATGAATCGAAAAGAGGTTGGATCAATTATTGATAGTGCGCTTAGTCATATTGAAGGGGCCCTCTGCACGGTTAATTAACGGAGCAAATGAAATGAAACGGAAAGATAACGAATTACAATATAAATTAAAACTGCTAAAATTTGATGCAACTAATGGTTTGATGAATAAGAGGACTTGGGATGGCGGGAGAGAAAGAGGTAAACACTCAAGCATGTTTGAGCGTATAAATGGGTCTGTATTTTTTTTGTGGCGAGAGTTAGATTATATAAAAGATCGCTTAAACGAAGAGTTAGATTATATAAAAGATTGCTTGAGCGAAAGTAATGTAAATATTGGCAAAACTGTAGATTTTATTGTTGAAGAAAATAGACAGCTAAGAAAACGGATTGAAAAACTAGAGAGCGGAGCAAAGGATCAATAGTGCCTTCTGATTGGCTTGTTGACAAACTGGCCCCCATAAAGTAAGCTTTTTCGTATAAGCTGTTATTACTCCCTTAGTGCAGCGCCTCAAAAACCTCGATTCGTTCGGGGTTTTTTTTTAATCTGGAAATTTTAAAATGTGAATATGCAAAATATAGTCAATACTGAAGATTATTCTTCTTACGGGTGGGCGATTGGATTAGCGATGTGGTTAACAGCGGGTATATCGGAAACTTTTTCGGTATTAATGAGTTCTCTTAATGCCAATTCTAGCGGTTTCGGGGTTCTTATAATGTTTTTTGGTTTGCTGATTAACTGGCATTATGCAGCTAAAAACTCAAGGCAATTAAAAGAGAAAAATGAACGTAATAGACCTGATTAAATTCCACGAGGGCTATAAGCAGCACGTTTATCTATGCTCTGAAAACGTAGCTACTATCGGCTATGGTCATGTTGTCGCTAATTGCGGGCCAGGCCTATCAAAAACGCAAGCTGAAAGAATTCTGTTAGAAGATTTGCAAGAGTGCTATGAAGATTTAGAGCGTGATTGCGTTTACGTTAGACAGAATGATGTAAGGAAAGCCGTTCTTTTAGATATGCGCTTCAATCTTGGCTATGCAGGCCTGAAACGTTTCAAGAAGTTTAGAGCAGCTTTGATAGTGGATAACTTTGAATTGGCCGCCAATGAAATGCTTGATAGCCGGTGGGCTAGACAAGTAAAAACCAGAGCGGTAAGACTATCCCACATGGTAAGGTCCGGCGAATGGCCAAAAGCTTTATAAGTGCGTTCGCGCATAACACTCTCACTACTTTGCTTGTTCCTTTTTATCTCGCACAAATTGCTTATCGTGAAGCGTGGAAAATTAAAAATGAAAATGCTATTAGGCTCGAAACTGTTGAGAATAATCCTGCAAGAAGCAGTTATGGGGATATTGTTCATATTAGCGAAGCGCACAGAAAACCAAGTAGACGATCAAGTATTGAGAGCGATTAGGGAGGTGTTAGAATGAAATATTCATTAGTATTGCTTTGCCTTTTCTCTGTTTTTGCTAGGGCGGATTGTGTTGAACTCTCATGGGATGCAGTTAAAAAAAATATTAATGGTGATCAGATCATTGTAGATAGTTATAATGTTTATGCCGGCGATACAAACGAGACATTGCTGATTCATAATGATATTTACATAACAGCATTGACTTATTCTATTTGCGATGTCAGTAGGAGCGAGCCAAGGTTTTACGGGGTTACTGCAATGCTTAGCGGGGTAGAAAGCCAAAAATCAATTATAGGTCCGATTTCCCCGAGTCAAATAATCCCAGGGCTACCAACAATTAGAGTTAGATTTATATTAGAGCAAGACATGGCAGTTAACTAATGGCGGAAGCTTTAATAAAACTACAGGATAGCGTAAACCCTAGCAAGACCGCAGAAGAGGCAGAGATACAGCTGTATAAGCGCGGCGACGTAATTGTCATTCGTGATGACGGGTGGGCATGGGGAGCAAAAGAAACTTTCCCAGCTTTTGAGGTGGTCAGTATTCCAGGGCTAGCAGCAGATTATAAGTATGTTGAGCTACCAAAGTTAAGTGAAATCATTACTCCAAAATCAGCTAACAAAATTCCTAAATTGCGTAAATCCATTCAGATGGCGGGTATAAGAGACGCATTAGCGCGGCGGAAGTGGCGATGGAATTTTACGACGGAACAATTAGAGGCTAAATAAATGCCAGCAAATATTAAGGTGCCTATACCTGTTTCGGGCACTGTTTCAAAAATGAAAATTACTGATTTCTCGGTAGATATAGAGCGCCGTGAATTGCATATAACGTTTGACCAGCAAGACAGCAGTGATAATAAAATCACAGACCACACTATCACATTAGATGAGCCGTATTTTACGCAGGCGCTAGTAAAGGCTAGCGAGGTGGTGGGCGGTAATGTGTATGCAGCTATTAAGACCGGAATGTATTACGGTATCGCACAGAAAGACCCCGAATTTGATAACACGGAAATCTGATGGCTGTTTCTACGATAAAATCAAGCGGCGGTGATTATTCGTCGCTATCTGCGTGGGAGGCAGCGGTAGCGGCAGATCTTACAGGCAGTGGGCCTGAAGAGGCGGAATGCTATGATTTTGATGACACCACCGGCGTAGTAATATCGGGGTGGACAACAACAGCAAGCGATTATATTAGAGTTTATGCTGTTTCGGGCGCACGCCATAACGGCGTAGGTAGAGATAATAGCGGCGTAGGCTACAGGATAACGGGTTCAGGCTCTACAGCAGCATTAAATATTCAGGAAGACTTTGTTAGGATCGAAGGTATAGAATTAGAAGCAGGCACTACCAGCGAATCGATTAAGACGAATAATCAAGCGTCGGGTTCGGATGTTAGACTAAATGATTTAATACTGATAGATAAAGCAGCATCCGCAAGTAATTCGTATAACGTAAATGCTACAAACACAAATTTAAACATCTCTATAACAAATTGCATTATTGCTGGTAAGCGCAGAGCGGCGGAGATTCGGGGCGCAACGTCCGGCACAATGGACCACTGCGTAATGTTTACTGATGCTGCGGGATTGGGGCTTGTTGCTGATGCATCTAACACAGTGACGAACACAGCCGCTTTTGGCTACACTAGTGCCTGTTTTTGGCTTGGCGGTAGTACGGTTAATGGATCAAATAATGCATCTAGCGATAGTACTGCGGATGACGATTACTCTGCTTCTATAATTGACCTAGTGACCGGCGACGAATTCACAAACGCAACAATCTTAAGCAGTACATTAGATTTTACATTATTAGATTCAAGCTTGAATGGCAACGGTACGGGCAGTTTGACAAATGATATTGCCGAGGTGGCCTATCCATCCCCTAGTGATATTGGATGTCATGCGTATGTTGTAGCCGGTGGATTAAGTATTCCTATAGCGGCATATCACTACAATCAAAATATAGGCTCTAGAGCATAATGCAATATTTAAAAGCAGACACACAAGTCAAAGTGGTTATAGGGCCAGTCGTAGCGGTGGGTGATGGTTACGTTCCTATTACGTCTTTATCGCTATCCACAGCAGATGAAGCGGAAATACTAAAGCATGATGCCGCAGCGGTAACGAGCATAAGCGGCAATACTTTTGCAGCCATAACGAGCGCGGATGGTTATTATAATCTAACGATAACAGCGGCACAGCTTGATACAGAGGGCATGTTAACAGTTCTAATCAATGATGATTCTCTATGTCTGCCGGTACGTCACGATTTTATGGTAGTTAATGCTAATGTTTTTGATTCTCTATTTGCCGCAGCCACAACAGATTATTTACAGGTTGATCTATTACAAATGGGTGGCGGTGCGCAATCAGCAACAGACCTAAAAGATTTTGCTGATGCCGGTTATGATCCAGGTACAAACAAAGTAAATGGCGTGGTGTTGTGTGACACTATCACTACTTACACGGGTAACACTTTGCAAACCGGTGATTGCTATGCTCGATTAGGCAGCCCAACAAGCGCAAGCGTTAGTGCAGATAATTTATTGATTTACAATAGACTAGGCGCGCCAGTGGCGGCAAGCATTAGTGCGGATATTGCTGTAGTAGACGGTGTTGTAGATGGTGTTCTAGCGGATACCGGAACAGATGGCGTATTACTGACAAGCGCGGCCAATACCGCAATTGTTAACGCAATAGCAAGCGCTTTTGGTGCGACTACTGGAACGACTATAACCGGAACGCTTTCCACTACGCAGGCTACTACTGATTTATCAGAAGCTTCAGACGATCATTTTAATGGTATGTTAATGACGTTTACCGGCGGTAACTTAATAGGCCAGCAAACAGTAATAAGCGATTACGACGGCACTAGCAAGCTATTAACATTTGATGCTTTGACAGAAGCCCCAGTAAATACAGATCCATTTATAATTACATAATATGGCAAATATAACTCGCAAGCACTTTATAGTTCGCCGTAACTATGAAAACCTTGCGGTTGAAATTCCTGTTGAAAGCCTAACAATTTCCGGTTATGCGCCAACAGTTACAGCAAGTGGCGGTGTTAGTACAGAGATACCAACGGAAAACTTAAGTATTTCCGGTTACGCGGTAACAGTTACAGCAAGTGGCGCGGTTAGTACAGAGATACCGACCGAAACCTTAACAATTTCCGGTTATGCCTTAACTGTAACGGCTACAGACCACCAAAGTACAGAGATACCGACAGAAAGCTTAACGATTACAGGTTATGCGCCTGCGGTATCAGCTACCGGCGCGGTTAGTGTTGAGATTCCAACAGAATCATTAACTATTACCCCTTACGCGGTAACGGTCACAGCAACAGACCACCAAAGTACAGAGATACCAACAGAGTCATTATCGATAACAGGTTATGCACTAACTGTTAGTACTCCTGTTAGTGTAGAGGTGCCGACCGAAAGCTTAACAATTTCCGGTTATGCGGTAACGGTAACAGCTACAGCCAATGTTAGTGCTGATATACCAACAGAATCATTAACTATTACGGGTTATGCGCCCGGTGTTTCTGCCGGTATATCAGCAAGTACAGAAATACCAACGGAAACCTTAACAATTTCCGGGTATGCCCCGGTGGTGTCATTATTCAGCACGCCAAGTTCTAGAACAGTAACCCCAGATCGTGACAGAGTAGTGACGGTGGGAGAGATAACGCGGTCAGTGGCCGCTTAGAGAGGATATTATGACAGCCGATGCATGGGTATTTCATGATGAAGCAAAGCAAAAGTTATGGGATGGAACGCTAGACCTTGATACAGATACGCTTGTAATAAAGCTTTATTTGTCTACTTCTAATTGTGCTACTACTTCAGTTAGTGATGCGAGTACGCTTACTAATGAGGTAGCTACAGCCTATGGTTATACTCAGGGTGGAAAAACATTGGCATCTGTTACGGTGGCCGATAGTTCAGGCACTACCACTTTTGATGCTGCAGACCCAACAGCATGGACAGCCAGTGGTGGTTCTATTACTGCGCGGTTTGCTGTTATTGTTGATGAGACAGCTACCCCAGATGAGGTAATAGCGCACGCTCTACTAGACAATACGCCAGCAGATGTAACAGCGACTACAGGTAACACCTTCACTATAACGTTTAATGCTAGCGGAATAGCGAGCTACACGTAATGGGTTATGTTAAAACGAAAGACCCAGATGAAGTATTAGATTGGAATGTAGAGTGGACTACTGAGTTAAGTGGCGACACTATCTCTACTTCTACATTTACAGTTGATGGTGTAACACTTGATAGTGATAGCAACACCACAACAGATGCTACAGCATGGATAAGTGGTGGCACTCTTGGTGCGCTTGCTTCAATTACTAATGAGATTGTTACAGCAAGTGGGCGAACGTTTAACAAGTCTATTAACTATCGGATTGTTGTTAAGTAATGCAACGCAGGCAAAAGCCTTGTGCAGTTGTGGCGTGTAAAACATTAACGCGAACACAATATTGTGAAGAGCATAAGCTAGAAGAAAGAAAGCGCAAAGCAGAGTTTGATAAGACAAGACCTACAGCGCACCAACGCGGGTATGATAGTAGGTGGAGGAAATACCGGAAGATATTCCTCAATAAGTTTCCATTCTGCCAGTATCATTTAAAGAATAGCGAGTATGTTCAAGCTACTGTAGTAGATCACATCATACCTCATAAGATGGATAAGGTTTTGTTCTGGAAAGAAAGCAATCACCAGGCTTTATGCAAAAGTTGTCATGATAGTAAGACAGCAAGAGAAGATAGCAGGTTCGGCGGTCGTCATGAGTAGGGGAGGGGGGTGTTCTACCTTTTCTCCCTATAACCTGAAAC